GTCCGAAATAAATGTTGCCGATCTCAAAGTCAAGCCTCCTTATTTCGCCATCTGCTCCAAAACCTCTTGGATGACTGCGGCGATCTGTCCGGTGGAGAGTGTCGGGTTGTTGACGTTCACCGTCGCCGTCTGGCTGGTGGTGTTGTACACCGTTTCGGCCACGGTCGCCGCCGCAAGTGTCGCCGTTTCCGCCGCCGTCGTCGCGGTGGTCATGGCCGCAAGCCACTGACTATAAAGCTCCCCAGTGGTGGCGTACTTGGATGTGTCATACCCCTCCCCGGCGATCTTTGCCGCCCTGGCGTTGGCCGCCGCCCAGAAGTCATCTTCACTCGTCGCCGACAGCGCCGCCGCCGTGTAATCCGTATTGACATCGTAATCCGTATGCAATATGAGCCACTGGTTATAAAGCTCCTCGGTGGTGGCATAATTACTGGGGTCGTACCCCTCGCCCAGGATTTTGAGCATCCGCTTTTCGGCCCAATAGTCAAATTCTTCCTTCGTCTCCGCAGCCAGCGCCATTGCCGTATGGTCGATGGTCGGATCATACTGCGTGACCTGCCCCGTCTGGGTACTCTCCTCCGTCGCTTCCGCCGCGGCCACAAGCTGGCGCATATACTCCACAAGCTCGTTCAGCAGGACAAGATATTCCTCCTGCGCCTCGGCCTTCGCCGCTTCCGCTTCCGCCTCCAACGCCTCAAGCTCCGCCGCCGCGTCCGCCTCCATCTGGGCGATCTCCTCTTGCAAGGCTGCGATCTCGGCGTTTTTCTCAAGCTCCCAGAGATAGTCGGAGTAGTTTTCCTCCGCCGTCGCGAGTGCCTGCTGCGCCCGGATCAGTTCTTTTTGCAGCTCGGCCAGGTTGTCCTCGTCCCGCTCGTATTCGATCTGGAGCAGAAGCGCATCCACCTTTTTCTGCGCCGCCGTGATCGCGTCTTCGTATCCCGCCTCGGTTTTCGCTTGCTTCCGGGCGGAGATTTCGTCGTTGATGGCCGCGATGATCCCGTTGACCCGCTCCTTTTCGAGCGCCAGCTCCGCGCTTACCTGCGCCTTCCGCGTCGCCAGCCACGCATCAATCGCCGCCTCCGCTTCGGACAGCTGGCTATCCAGCAGCGTTTTTTGATACTTGTACAGCTTCTCGGTCGCCGACTGCCACGCGTCGGAATTTTCCGTCAGATACGTATCCCGCAGGGCCTCCAGCCTCGCGTAATACTCCGCCTCCGTGATGAGGTCGAGCGCAAGATAAAAGTCCAATGTGCTGACCTGATCGGCGTAATATTCCTCCTGCGCCGCTTGCAGGGCCTCAATCGCAGACCGATATTGGTCAGACTCTGCGGTCAGATACGTATCAACAAGATACTGCCGCCGCGCCCAATAATCCTCAAGCGACACCAGCCCCATGGCGTAATAGTGCTCCAGGTCCGCCAGCAGCTCCGAATATATATCGTCGGCGCTCTTGGCGATACTCTTTTGGTAGTTGTAGATCGTCGTCGTCGCCGCCCGCCAGGCCGCGGTTGTCTCGTCCAGGTACGTATCCCGGTACTCCGTCAGCTTGGCGTAATACTGCGCCTGGGTAATCAGATCCAGGGCCAGGTAGTAGTCCAACATCTCGACAAGCTCTTTGTAGGTCTCCTCAGAGGTCTTGATAAGGCTCGCCTGATAGCTGTAAATGGACTGCGTCGTGCTCCGCCACGTGTCCAGATTGTCATAATCGCGGAGATACTGATCCCGGAGCGCCAGCAATTGACTGTAATAATTGGCCTCGTCGATCAGATCCATGGCCTTCTCGTGATCCAGCTTTGCCTTTGCTTCCTTGAATTTTTCCAGGGCGGCGGTCGCGCCCCAGCTCGTCCCCGAAAAGTCGAAGCTCTCAAGGGATGACCGGAGCCCCGCAAGGACGGCCTCACCCGACTCCGCACCCTGGGCTTTAATGGCGGCTTCCATCGATGCCAAACCGCCGATAACACCCTCGCCGACATAAACACCGCTCTTATACGCCTTTCTCGATGGGGAGTGCGCGTCAATACCGGCGTTGAGTCCGTCGATGGCAGCCTGCCCGATCTGGAGCGCCTTTTGATAGACGACGCCCTCCTTCGCGGACATGGCGTCGACGAATCCCTGAATGGTATTCGCACCGGCCAGCGCCGCCTCGTCGGTCTTTTCCAGATTGTCAACCGCTGTCGCAAGGCGCTTTTCGATATCGGACATCTTTCCGTCGAAATCGGTTACCAACAGGGCTATTTGATCACTAAAACCTTTCTTGCCCTCCTCAACCTTTCCGAGATTGGTGATGAGATCGCTGATCTCTTCGTCGGATGCGGTCGCCAATCCAGCCAGGGCCGCCGCGCTTTCCGTGCTGCCGTCGCTGAAGTTTTTAGCGAAATCTTCAATCCCCTCAATGTTCCGCGAAAGGAGACCGTCCATATTCGCGCTGTACGTGTCCAGATACTCAATCTGGGACAGCAGCGCATCATTGAGTGTTCCGGTGGAGGTCACGACGGAGTTGTCCATCTTGTCCCATAGCCCGATCTGGCTGTTGATGCTGGCGTCTGCGGCGGCATAGGCGTCGTCATAGGACTTTTGCAAGTCCTCCAGCTCGGATGTAATGCTTGAGATCGTGTCCGTGAGTTCGTCGTTGGCATTGGCGGCGTCGGCGGTCTCCCCGGTGAGCTCCTTGAGCCGATCCTTCGTCGTCCGCATTTCCCTGTTTACGCCGCATAGCACCGCATTGTATCCATCGGTCACGTCTGTGAGATCGTTAACCTTTCTCTCTGCCGCTCTGTACGCAATGATGGACTCTTGGTTGTCGGCGCAAAGATTTTTTTCCGCCTCCGCCAGCTCATCTTCCGCCGCAGCGAGGTTGGAGGCGGATTCCCTGAACTTCTCGGTAGCGGTTTCCTTCTCCTTTTGCAGCTCGATATATCGCTTTGCCGTCGCTTCGGCCTCTTCCTGCTTCTTCGCCGCTTCGGCGGCGGCGATCAAAGCGTCCGCGGTCATGTTGATCGACCCCGTGGCCTCGTCAAAAGCTACGCCCAGCTCCGGCGCAACTTGGTTCAACTCGTCGATGGCGGCTTTTAAAATCTCAGTATCCGCCGCGCTCCGCCCCTCGGCGTCGGAGAGGCTTACAATCGTGCTGATGAGGGAGTCCACGTTTTCGGTCTTGTCCGCAAAATCGATTTTCCAATCCTCGAACGCCTGTCGTGTCTCGGCCAGGGATTCTCGGAACGCCTTCATTTCGCGTGTGGCCGTGTCGGCTTCTGCCGCGGCGTCGATGAACAAGCTGATCAGCCCCGCGCCAACCGCGACTACGGCAGATATGGCGAAAGATATTTTCCCCAACGTGGTCGTCAGTTCAAGCGCCTTTAAAATCTTTATTGCGGCGACCACGCCCAACACACCCGCCGCGAGCAGCCCAAAAGAGGTAGCGGCTACAGTGATCGCCTTGACCATCTCCGGGTTATCCTTGACCCACGCGGTGGCCTTCTCCGCCATATCGCCGAGGCCGCCCGCCATGTCGGCCAGCGCCGGGGTCAGCACGTCGCCGATCGCAACCTTGAGCAGGTTGACCGAATTTTCAAAGAGCTGCATTTTGCTCTCGGTCGTGTCGTACATGATCCCGGCCTTTTCCGTCAGCGCCGTGTTTTCCTCCCACGCCTGGCTTGCCTGCGCAAGCGTGTTCGAAAGGAGGTCGCCCGCTTCGGAAAGACCCAAAATCGCTTTTGTCTGTCTGACGTTTGTAATGCCGAGTTCGTCCAGAATAACAATCGCACTTGACCCGTTGCGCTCGGTATCGTTTAGCCCCTGTATAAAGGTGGCCAGCGCACCTGCGGCGTCGTTGCCCCATGCGGTAGCAAATTCATCAGCCGTCATTCCCGCCACGGACGCGAAGTCCGTCAGCTTGTCGCTGCCGGTCTCCACCGCCTTATACAGCATCTGGATCAGCGTTGACATCGCCGTGCTGCCCGCCTGGGACTCGATGCCGAGCGAGCCAACGGCAGCGGCAATTCCGAGGATATCCGTTTCAGCCATACCCGCAATGGACGCAGACGCAGCCATGCCCTGGGACATATCAACGACCTTGGAGGCCGTTGTCGCCGTTGCGTCGCCCAATTGCGCGACAACGGAGCCGAGGCGGTCATAATTCTCCGGGTCAAGCCCGGTCACGTTTGAAAACTGCGCGAGCATGGTGGCCGCGTTGTCCGCCGTCAAATCGGTCGCCGTGGCAAGCATAGCCATAACCTCGGTAAACGAGGTCACGTCCTCCTGCGCAATGCCGAGCTGCCCCGCCGTCTCCGCAATCTTCCCGATTTCCGTTGTCGTGATGGGGATGACAAGGGACATCTCCTTAAAAGCGTCCGATATTTCAGCGAGCTCCTCATCCGTGCCGCCGACCGTCCTGCGGACGCCGGCCATCACGGACTCAAACTCAATGGAGGCGTCCACGCACTCCATCAGGGCGTCCTTGATCTCGCCCAGCTTCTCGGCGATCCCCGCCGCCGCCAATGCGGACGCCAGAGAATCCACTGCGCCGGAGGATTTCTCGCCAAACTCCTCAGACTCATCCGCCGCCTCTTTGGCCTCGTTGCCGTATTGATCAATAGACTTGGCGCAGCCGTCGGCGCTGGTGGCCGCCTCGTCCAGATACTTTCCATTCTTTTGTATCTCGGCGTTGAGGTTGTTCTCCTCGACGGTGGCGTAATTGATCTTGGTTTTCCACTCGTCAACGGCCTTTCCGGCTTTCCCGGTTTGCTCCTCCTGCTTGGCAAGGACGGTCTCCATTTTCTCGATTTCCTGCCGGAGCTTTGCCTCCTCCTTGGTGGTGTCGCCGGTGGACGCTTCAAGCTTCGCCAGCTCCGTCTTTGCGTCGGCGATTTTTTGCCTCCACGCCTCTACCGCCGCGGCGCATTGCGCATGGTTGCTCTCCGCGTTCTTCAGGCCCGCCGCCAGGGCCTCTATCTTTGACTTTTGAGTGGCCAGCTGATCGTTGAGAAGCTTACCCTTGGCGGTCAGCGCCTCCTGGGAGTTGGCGTTGTTCTGGAACTCCGATGTGACAAGCGCCATCTGGGACTTAAGCTCTTTCAGCGATGCGTCAATACCCGTTACCGCCGCTTTAAATTCGCTTGCGCCGTCCAGCGCCATCTTGACGCCTATTTTTGATGTCCCCAAACTAACCCTCCTCCGCGCTGATCATGTCTGCCCGCTCGCACTCAAATACATAGTGCCGCATATCGTCCGACTCGCTCCCGTACCCTTTGCTGCCGCTCGAAACCGGAATCACCTCCGGCCAGGTATACCCGACGGCGAACAGCCCCCGCTTTGTCTTTTCCACAAGCTCGGTGGGGTCAAAATCCGTTTGCGCAAACAAATGCACCGTCGCGTATGTGATCTCGGACACGGGGCGGTTGTCGGCGTATAGGGTCCCTTCGGTCGAGAGGTCGAAAATAAAATAGACACGGTCGTCCGACATGGTGAATCCGTTAAATGCCGGATACCCCAACGCCTCAAGCGTGTCCTTGATTAAATTCGCATTCGTCAATCGGCCCCCACCTCCTTGTCGAAAACCTCTTGCATGATCTGCAATGCGCCCGGTTTCGCGGCGGATGCAGACGCCTCAATAAAGCCGCTGCCCTTCTGTTTGCTGGTGCCGTAGTTGTGATAGGCCGCTTTATCCATGTTTCGCACGCCCTTTTTATCAACGCCCGTCGGGCGAACGGCTCTAAACAGCCCGTCGTTTCTTTTCAGTATCGACCCGGCGCGTATCGATTTTTTCAAATCGCCCGTGTCGACAGGGGCGTTCGCCACCAGCGCAGCCTTGACGCCCGGCGTTGCCGCCTCGATCATTTTTCTGGCGATGGGTTCCGGATCCGCCAGCCTGGAGAGCAGGGTCTCAAATTCGCTCATGTCGAACTCAAAACTAGCCACGCGTACCGCCTCCCAGCAGCTGAGATACCTCCTGCGGGCTCATTTTCACCATCTGTGGCTTTGTGTCCCTGGCCTTATTCAAATATTCCAGCGACCGGTTGATGGTGGCCTGCAGCTGCGGCATGGTCAACTCGTAAATAAGGCACTCCGGCATCCCCGTATGGCTCATCCGCGCCAAGGCGTCAAACTCGTCATACTGCTCCGGAGACACGGCCTCGGACTGACCCGTCGGCGTGTACCGGTCATCCGCTTTCAGGAGCTTCGCCCGGAGTGCAAGGGCCTGATCGACGAAAGCCTCATTTTGCAGGCACATGGTTGCAAATTCGGCGTAATCCTCATCGGGCCGCGCCATGATCCAGATCAGCTTCACCAGCTTTGCCCGCGTTTCGGGCTGATTCAGCGGCTGGGCGAACTCGGCCATGGGCGACACGCCATATTCAGACCGATAGCGGAGGCAGGAGATCGCCGCCGCGTCCGCCAGATATGTCCGTCCGGTTATCGTAATGGGGTATTTCATGCGTCCCTCCAAAATACAAGGGCGACCCCGGTCAGGGCCGCCCGAATACTGCTCGCTATATTGCTGTCAGCTGGACATCCGGCGCCGCGTCGCCAAACGTAGCGTAGCCCGCGTCGCCGGGTACAGACGAGACCATGTAGACCACGCGGGTCATGCCGTCCTCGTCCACAAATTCATCCCCGTTCTGATCCCGGAGGGGCGTGCCGTAAATGGTGATCGGAATCTCGTGCTTGCCGAACTCCACGTTGTCGCCCTTGGTGGTGTAGTTCTTGCCGGATTTCGACGTGGTGATGTTCATCAACCAAGTTTTGATCTTAAACGCAGCGCCGCCCTCTCTGGCTCCCATCGTCTCAAAGTACAGACAATGCTTTTCCAGCGCGACGGCGTCCAGCTGGGCGACCGTACCGTTGTCCAGCACGACAGAGTACCCCAGGGCAATCTCATAGTCCTGATCCAGGTTACTGAGACCCAAAGTCCCGTCATAGCCCTTGTCTGAGGGGATCTCAATGACCCTCCGGTCGTCGGCGTCCAGCGTCGCGGTGTTTATCTTCGTGCTCAGGGACAGGGACTGCGCATAGGGGAGAGATACAGGCTGACCCCACGCGCCGGCAGCGTCCGGAAACGCGTATTTGCAGCCCTTAAGTCCGAAATAGCCCGGTGTTTTGTTAGACATATTAAAAAAACTCCTTTATTACATAATTTTTGAGCATGTCAGCTCAATCTTGTCACTGCCGGGCTTG